ACCAAACTGCCAAACATCAGCCGTAAGGGGATTTTTTGTAGTTACCAGCGTAGGGTATGTATCAACGGATTCCCAAGCCTTAAGGATAAAATTGTATACAAGTACCGAATTATTTACAGTAGAATCATCAAGCGGAACAGAAAGATAATATCTGTTATTCCAGTATGTAGCAACAGCCCTATAGGCATAGTCTCTATTGATTCTTTGAATGACATCGTCAATGGGAGCAGAGATGGGGTCAGCCATCGTAAGCAACTTCATTGAGTCCGTAGAGGCTGGCTGAGGCTGTAGGAAGTACACGCCATTGTCAGACAGAAAGAAAACGCCACCACCAGCCTGTACGACACTTTTGTTTGCAGAACAACCAATGTCTGTAGCAAGGCTTCTTACATACGAATTTGTGCTAAGCGGAGCACCAGTAATATATCTGTCATCTCCAACAGATACATAAAAAATGCTATTACGCATAAACACCAAGAACTCGTTAAGAGTCCACGGAGAAATACCAATGATATGGTCGTTGCTTCCGTTGTTAATTGTAAATGCGTCAGCAATATCCCAATCAGTATAATCAAGAAAATTACTTACAGATACTGTATCATAATTTCTGTTATCATTTGTTTCAAGATGGTATTTACCACAAGCAATAAGCCTATTGCCGTAGTACATAAGGTTTGTGCAATTAGGAAACTTATGACCGCTACTGTTTGAACTTGTGATAGGAAGGGCAATGATTGTGTTAATCATATCCCACATCAAAGGACGCTTGTTATGTCCTCTAGTAATAAAGACTTTGTCCATAGCAGTGCAAACATCACAGCCATCTGGAGTTGTAATCAGTTCAGCCGCACTATAACCACAAGACACATTTGTAACAGCACCAGATGACGCTACGGAAGCCATCATATATGTAAATGTATCTGTTGTTTTAGATGTAATTACAAACAGTCCACTATATCCAATTGATGTAGTTTCAATATACACATAATCTCCAACATTTAGTCCGTGTGCATTAGATGTAACTGTTACATTAATTGAATCAGTAGATGTAAGCGTTTTACTTGAATTAACAAAACTTGGAAAATATACTTTTGAAGAGAGTACTTCTGTCTGCGGATTGTAAGTGTACAGTCCATTAGCAACAACAAGGATGATTACCTCTTGTCCATCATTCTGAACATAGGTTCCTGTTCCATAGATTGTCTGAGCAAGCAACGAGCCAATAGTCTTACGCTGAAGACCCTTTCTTGTTGTTGCTACACCTCTATCAAGTCTGAAGTTCTGCGACTTTGAAACTGTGCCTTGAGGCAACGAAGCAGGGTTATCACGGCTGTTAAGCCCGATAAATGCTAAGTCTCCATCTTTGGCAGATTCAAATGGCATTACTTACCTGTAAGAGAGTGATAGATTTCTCTAATCTTTTCGGCTTTAACAACACCAAGATAGATGCCGCCAATTGTGCCAAGAATGAGTGTGAAGATAGACATATTAGTTAGGGAGTTCGATTTTAAGACGCTTGAGTTCGGTAAGGAGTTTAGCCTCGGTAGGCTTATTGATGAGCGTAAGAACGCCATAGTACTTGCCCTCTCTTGTAAACTCTTGATAGCCAAAGCACTTGTCGTCTTTGACAAAAGCAACCCATCCAGTAGGAATAATAGTTTCAGAAGCCATAAAGTTTATGAGTTGTTAGATGTTCTCAGTATAATATCCACCAGAGCCATTCCAATAGTAATTATACATACCATCAGATGTGATGTATGTTCCGTAAGCATAATAAGAACCTAGCCCAGAAACGCTTCCTTGGATGATACTGCCGCTTCCGTTATGAATCCAAGCATCAGTATTGGTGTAAGTTCCATCGTCATAATTATTCCCATTAATATATTGGGAATTATTCATATTCGTATAGCCGTACTCAACAACTGTGCCATTGGGATAGTAACTTCCAGAGTAACCAACAAATGCCGTGAAGTAACCGCCGCTACCATCCCAAAGGTAATTAACAAGTTCATTTCTGCCTGTCGGAACTGGGCCAGAAGTTCCGTTATAATACATCGTTTCTGCGGTAGAACTTTGTGCAATATATGTTCCGTAAGAGTAATAACTAACTCCAGCATTCTCTGTAGTATAACTTCCAGAACCATCGTAAAGATATCCTGTAGAAGTGTAATATTGAGTATATTGACCTCCAATATATCCACCAAAGTCGTAATATGATGTCTGCGGATACGGAGGAGTGTAATTATATGTCGCAAACGGAACACCACTATATCCGTAAGTGTTGATGTTTTCCCAAGCCGTAAATGTGCCTCCAGCACCATCAGCATATGTAACAAAATCAGCAAACTGGCTGTAGTAATTTACCCCATTCACGACAACCATTACAGACCCAACAGAATAGGGCGTGTAATAAGTCCTAGAGATTTCAGTTCCGTAAGCAGGGTACGAAATACCACTAGGATTAGATACAATATAACCAAACCCACTGTGGCTAGGCCCAGAGGCAATGGTTTTACCAATCCAATTTAAATTAACTCCCATTAAGCCGTAGCGTAGGCGATATGAACAGGAGTAGCGGCAGTGTCAGAACTAATTCTAATATGTCCGTTGTAGTTATCTAGCGAAATGCTTTCAAACGGCTTAACAAGAAAACCCTCAGTGCCAGACTCAGAAAAACGAACTTTAATGATAGCAGATGCGTGTTGATTCTGAACAATTACAGAAATTCTACGAATGGGTGTAATAGCCGCATCAAGCACAGTAGAAGCAGTAGTATCAACGCTAAAAGTAGCGTGAGTAAATTTCCTAAGAAACGGAGAAGAGATTTGGATATTAGAAGCGGACATTATCTGTATGGGTTTGTAAATTTAAGTTTAGGTGTCTGGTTTTGCTGTCTGACAATCTTGTCGATTTCTTCGTCAAGAACCTGTCTAGCCTTAGCATCAATAGCAAGAGCCTCTTGGAATAAAGATTCAGACACAAGCCAATTAGCACAAGCACCCCAAGCCATAAATTGAGCAAAAATATAAGGAATCTTTTCAAGTTTCCATTTTTCTGGATTTGTCAACGGAGTCTGACCAGAAGATGTATTATCAATACAAGTATAAAAATTAGCAGTATGAGGCTTTCCGTCTACAGGCATATATGTGCCAGTAGCAGAACCAGAATCAAAATACATCTGAGAATCAAGGTAGTACGGAATGCTAGAATCGTAAAGTTCTCCAGTCAAAACAGGAACTTTAGTTCTGTAATAATACCAACCTTCAAGGATAGTAGTCTTTTCAAGCACAATACGCTGTTCTGTGCCAGTATCGTACAACTGATATGTCATACCAACAGCCCTGCTCGAAAGCAGGGGGTTTAGGTTAAATACACCAAGAACCTCGCCACAGTCAGTGGCTGGAATAAAGTAACCAACACCAGCAGAATCATAGACAGTTGTGAACTGCTCGACACGACAAAGGTCAGACCACTCTTGCCCTTCCCAAGCCTCTCTTAGGCGGGAATTGCAGAAGTCTCGGAATTGACCAAAAGTCTCCTTGCTAATGTTGTACCTATCGTTGCCACTGAATTGCAGGGCATCGAAAAGGATTTGTGAAAAATTGGTAAGTCTCATACTGCGAAGCCATCTGCACCGAATACAGTGCCTTGAACGACTGTCTTCTTGACATAATTACGAACAGCACACTGCTCGTTGTCACGAAGAAATTCCTTCATAAATTGCTTATCTTTCCAGCATTCATAGCCCAGACGCTGGCCCCAATAGTGGTACGCATCAGCGGGGATTTGGGCTACTTTCCTACCAAGACCAGCCACTTCTCTGGCTTCATTAAACCTATCGAAGTGTCCGTGTTGAATCGATTCAGCCTTAGCAACTGACTCACGCATCCTCCAGCCGTTGATGAGTTCCCTCTCCATCTCTTTTTGAAGATGAGGAGGGATGACTTCAACCAACGACTGGACGATGTCGTCAGCCATCAACCTTAGGCAGAGAAGTCGAACTTAGCGAGGCCAAGCGGATTCTTGACGATGCAAGTAGCCACGGCTTCGATAAGACGAGCAGGGCCACCACCATTGTCAGTCAGTTCCTTGACCTGAGCGATATTGCCGCCGTAGCCAACGCCAACCAAGTCCATATTCAGCAGGTAACCGCAGAAGTTGTTCTTGAGGAAGAGCGAGGTGTGGAGGCGAATCGAGCCGAAGTCACCTTCGAAGACATCGATACCAGAGATGTAGGAGTTCTGACCCTGCTCACGATTGAGGGTGCGGATAGCCTGCATCGGGGCAGTGCCTGTACCCTGCTTAGTCGTGTAGGTCAGGTTGGTGAACGCTTGCTTCAACTTGTAGCCAACGATACCATCGAATTCCTGCATACGACCAGTCTGGTTAAAGACGGAGGCAAGGATGTCCTGAACAGCCGTCTCATCAAGGTTAGCAGTGCCAACAGTCGAGATAGAGGTAGTAGGAGTACGGAAGGACGAGGGGACAGTAAGGTAAGTGTCGCCAGTGAAGTCATTCTTGACCCACGAGTCCAGACCACGAGTAGCGTAACCCTGAGTCGAGCCGTTATCGGCAAACGGAAGGTTAGCAGAGCAGAGGGTCTTTTCAATCTTACGCTTGGTAACTTCGATGCCCTTAGACACATTGTTAGCAAGTTCAGACTTCACACCAGCCACGACAGCGATGTCGAGTGTCAGCGGGGACACACGGACGGCTTCACGGAAAATCTGGATATGATTGGACAGTTCATAGCGGTACTGGCTGGAGCCATCCTTGACATAGTTCTTAGTATCAGCAGTCGGGGAGACATCCGTACCATCGACAATGCCAGCCTGTTCAGCGGTCACAGTCGGGAGGGAGTCAACCTGCCAGCGGAAGAGAGTGTTGCCAGGTTTAGCAACCTTCGGGGCCATAGAGGTGAAGGGTGTGGACTTAGCGTCAATCATCGAGATGATGTCCGCAAGAGCCTCACGCTTACCGCTCACAATATTTCTTTCTGTTAGAGAAGCCATAGTAGTATAATAATTAGGGTTTACAGGTAATCTTCTATCACTGAATTAAGGTCATCAACTTTTCCAGTCTTCTGGAAACGAGCCATTGCATTGCCTTTCTGAATGTCCTGTTTATTCATAGTTGGCACTGAACCGCTTGAACGAGGGAATGTAGGAGCCTTCGGAATTGCCTTATTAGACTTAAGGTTGTTTTCCCGTGCTTTGACACCACGAATATAGTCGCCAATCACCATCTTGTAATCAGGAAACTTCTTGATTTGCGGGAATGCGTTCAGGAACTTCTCGGCAATCTGCCGTTCAGCACTGGACTTATCCTTCCACCAAGGGTACTCCTTATTAGCAACAGGGTCGATACTGTCTCTGGCCTGAATATACTGGTATCGCTGAGGAAGGGACTCTTCAAGAGCCTTCATCGCATTAACCTTAATCTGCCTGATTTGGGCAGGGTCATAATATGTTTCAGTGCCGTCCTCGTTAGTCTGTGTAAATCCTTCTGCGTTAGCCTCAGCCCAATTTCTAACATTTCGTGCTTGGGCAATCTCTGCCTCGATTTCTGCAACGGAATCCAGATTGGAATGAGGAACATCAGGAAGAATTGTACTCTTACTAGGAGCACTCTGTTGAGCCTTCAGGTCATCGACTTCTTTCCGCAGGGCTTCCAGTTGCGTTTCCGCATCCTTACGCTTAGCAGTCAGTTTATCAATTCTCTTCTGTACTCCACGAGAGACATTTTCATCTTCATTATCCTCGGACTGTGAATGAACCTCTTCGCCATCCTCAGTATTGGTGTCCGTTTCTGGCTCACCTTCTGATTCTTGGTCTTCAGACTGATTACTATCGGCTTCGTCTGCTTCCGCTTGGGCGATAAGTGGGTCGTCTCCAAGTAGTTCTGCCAAGCGACTGTTAAGGTCGTGGGCAGTGCGAGCACCATTCTGCTCGTTTGAACTGTTTGTGTCTTGCGACTGGGATTCGTTCATTTCTCCCTGATTATTATTTTCTGTGGTCATTAGATAAGGTCTAAAGTGCCTATTTTTAGGGCAGGGTTTTTGCAGACTCCCAGAAACTGTTGGGGTTAATTTGACACTCTTTTTACAACTGTCAAATAAATTTACGAATTATTTATTCCGTTAGCATCAAGCCCTTTTTTACGCTCTTCAAGAAGAAGGGTTTTGATGTCTTTCCAAGCCTGTGCTCTTCCGCAAGCGTGGATACGCTGTTCACCAGAAACATCAACCCCAGTAGCAACCGATGATTCTGCTTCTGCGTTTATGTCAATAATATACAAAATATGCTCCCAGAGTTCATTTGGTTGCGTAAAACCAAAAACAGAAACCCTGTATTCAGAATCTTTCATTAGTAACCGCCTCCCTGCTGACCTTGGTTAATCTGCTGGGTTTTGGCGTTATTAAGGTTAACCTGAGACTGCTGAACCATTTCCTGCATCTTGTCAGCCATAGGAGACACGCCAATTCTTCCAATCTGCTTGTTCTGCTGTTGCATCACAGACATCTGAAGATTCTTCTGGTAGTTCTGGATAAGCATCTGGAAGATTTGGTCAGACTGAGCCGCCTGTTGAGCCTTAGGATTCTTCTGCATAATGTCCTGAAGGTACTGCATCTTGGTCTGAGCCGTGGGGTCATTTTCCACATAGTTGGCTTCATTACCAAGCATCATCATTCCAATATCCGTCTGAACATCACGATACATCTTTTGAGAAGCAGACTGCTGATTGATAACAAGTTCTTTAGCGGCATCAGGACTAATTGCTTCAACTGCCTTTTGAACCAACTTGGAGCGGTCAATAACACCAGCAGAATCAAGCGGAATAACGAACTGACTAATCGCCTGAAGTTTCTCCATAACAAGGTCGCTATAGAGATTTCTGATGTCAAAGCGTACTTCGAAGTCGTATTGTTTGGCAATATCATCAATGCCTTTTGGGATATCTACGCCAGCAATACGAGCCAATTCTTCACTATCCATATACTGGAGGCAAAGTTGAAGCATCTGGGTATAGATTTCAGACCAAGCAGTAAGCCAGTTATCAACGGAAGATTGCTGAAGCATCTGAGCCAAAGGAGGCGGTGTCTCTAGGTGGTTAAGCCCAAAGTATGTAGCCGTGCTCTTTTCAACATTAGCAATTACAAACTCCGCAATAGTAGGAGTACCCTTGGGTGGCTCCATAAACTTAAAGTCATCAGGGCCAGTGACAGGGATTTGCATCGCTGGGCCAATTCTGCCGATACCACCAACACCCCTACGCTTAACCATAATAGGAGGGACTGTTTCGATAGCGGTTCTATCTCTAAGGGAGTCCTGCTGAGCCTTAAGTTCAGACTGGTCGGTTTGGAGAATGTCAGTGATTCCTCTGCTTTCATAAACTGCTTTTCTGATGTGTTCTCTGCGAAGAACTACAAAAGGATACTTTCCGTGAGCATAACCAAGTTTGTCGTGCTTAAGGCAAACTTCTGTTCCAGCGTTAGGAGAAAAAATTGTGTAATAAACACAGGGATTTCCGTTCTCATTCAACTGCTTGTAGTATGCGTAACAGACTTCAATAAGGTTGTTTGTTCTAAGACGATAATCCTGATTAAGTCTATTAATAGGAACAATGTTAGGGTCACGATACCAGAAGAACTGTCCCTTTGTCTTAACAGCCTCTTCAATTCCTTCTTCACTCCATCCGTCCGTGTTAATCATTGCACGAACCTCTACTTCGGTCATATAGACTCTTCTGAAAATAATTCTGGCTTTCTGAAGGTCAATTGTTTCAGGAGGGAATGTAATCTCATCATACGGCTTAAGGGCCGTAACAATAGGAAGGTTCTTCATAATCGCTTCCTCAAAAATGCTGGTAAAACCTTCTTCCCTAAGTTCTTTAACCATCCGTCTAATTTCCTTTTCTTCGTAAGTAGGCAGGGCTGACTGAGCAACAGCAACGGCAAGTTCTTCCTGCTCCTTGTTCATCACCATAGACGGAAGAGAAGCCAACGGAGACTGCGGATTATTAACTGCGGCTTGTTGGGCCATATTGACCAAATCCGTGATGGTAAACTTTTGCTCACGCATACCAATTTCCTGTTCCCACCCAATATGCATAACAGACCAACCATACTGATTTGTGTACTGAGCAAGCAGTTCGGCTTCTCTTCTCATTTCCTGCTTATTTCTTCCAGCACCAACATACTCAAGAAGCGTTGACATAGCACCAGCAGACTGAGCGTCTTCAGAAGTTCTTCCTGTAACGCCAAGTTTTGCATTCTTAAGAGAGTTCATCCACAGGGAAACCTGTTCGTTAATGACTCTATCAATAAGTCTGACTCTTACATCAGAAGAGCCTTCCCAAGGCAAAGCGGGGTCATCTTCGTCTCGGTTTTTGCTAAATTTTTTGCCGTCAGAAGTCTGACCATTCCATCTGCAAAATCTAAGGTCATCATTCAGATTGAGTTCTGTGACATTAGCACCAAAAAGGTAAGAACGAGCCAACTCAGCGTGAAGAGCCTGAATATTTGGCTCTTTGGACGCATAAAGCAGTTGGTCTGCTGTTTCATCGTTATAATTAGTAGATTGCATTAGTATGAAAAGGGTTGATTCACTGGATTCTTAGAATGGTCAATATGAATAGGAGACATAACAACTAAATACCGCAAACAGTCAACAGGGTCTTTTGAAGCCCCTTTATCTCCGTCTGCGTTAGTCCACTCCTTGAGTGAGTATATAAGGTTCTTGCAACTGTCTGTTACGAAAAGTTTTGGCTGGTTGAGCGGAGATATCGGTTGACAGATGTCATATGCAAGGAGGTCATTAATCATAGCAACCCCTTGTTCGATAGCCACACCAGCCGCAGGTGCAAAATACATTGGGTCATCGCCTGAGTCTAGTAGTTCAATGACTGATGTTCCTCCGTCACGACCAACCGCCTGTGTTGCACCTGCACGAGGGTCGATATACCTTTCCAATATCTCCTCTGACCCCTCTAGGGAACGGATAAGACGCTTGTAATCGTCAATACCCATACCAGCACCATTACGCTGAGCCATACCTTCCTTGCCATCTGGTTTCTCACACGGCAAGGCCCATTCGCCATAACTGATGTCTGGGAACTCCCTGTAAATGTAATAATTACCATCAGTTCCGACCCGCATCCATAGCATAAACCAGTTTCTGGCTCCAGCAGGGTCGGTTACCATATAGTTAGTCCCTTCAGAGGGTACATCGCTATCTTTGATGATGTTATGCTCTCCAAATCTTGGAAATTGGTTGCCTACAGTATTATCTGCCCATCCATAGGCTCTGATTTTCTTCTCATACAGGTTTTTACCTTGCAAAGTCTTAATCAGTTCATCAAATGGGTTATAGGGGTTAAGTTGAGAGTGAAACCACATAACCCCAGCATTTCCACGATGGCTTTCAGCAGTATATGGCATATGCCCTCTTGGAGCACCATTACAATGAACAACATTCTGGTCTAGGACAGTAGCAGGAAGCGTTTTTGTAAATTTAGAACCAGACACAAATTCCTTAACGACTTGTGAGTACCCAGCAACAGGCGTAAAAGTGATTACCAGTTTTCCTCTTCGTGTAACCAGTCGATAGCGGAGGGTTTCGACCCAATCCATAGGCACAAGTTCATCGCACCATACCAAATCACACTCGCCACCTTCAATGACATCTCGTTTCTGAGCATAATTCATAAACACGCACTGAGAACCATTGGGAAGAATGAAAGATTCTTCAGAAAATCCGTTTTTTTGGCTGTATGCGATGTTTGTTACCTTGGTCTTTTTGCAATTTTTTAATTCTGGAGGCATATACTTCCAGACAACATTCTGTTGCATCTGAATGCTGGATTTTTGAGTCGTATGTAGACACCAAACCATTGACTTTTCCTTGTTGATAAGCGTTTGAATGACTCTTTTAGCCATCCATTCAGTCTTGCCAGCACGATTTCCACCAAGAACAAGCAGTTCCTGTTTATCTTTGATAATTTTGTCAGCGTCTTTCCAGTGGTCAGGCTCAAATCCGTGACGATAAGGGTCTACCTGCTCTGCAAGAATTTTGTCTTCTCTTAGTTCAAGAATTTGGGCTGTTTTTTCAATACCAAAACGCTCAACCAACATCTTGATGTCTGGCATCTTGATGACTGGATGAGGCGTTGGCTTGAATTCAGAATCAATCACTTCTTAGACTTTTTCTTTTCTTCAAGTTCTTTTACTTTTGCTTTATATGCTTGATGTGCTTCTGGTGTATTTAATCTAAATTCATCACTAGAAGTAGCAACGCCCAGTTCAATTCTTCTAAGTCTTTGTCTTTCAAGTTCGTCTGGATTAAATTGTTCTGGCTTTTCAGCAAATGCTTTTTCAAGGCTTGCTTGAGTTTTTGCATCCATTTCTCTGTTTTCCTGAATGATGTTGTACATCATTGGTGCTCCAGCAAGTGCCGCATTAGCCGCACCATATCCCCAACGCTTTGTAGTGGCAAGACCTCCACCAAAAGGAGCAACTACATTATAAGCAAATGGGTCTAGTTCAGGGTTAACACCCCTTCTTAGTTCTTCAACAGTTCTTCCGTAAACATTATTTCCACTGCCTCCAAGAAATTCAGGCCAAGTATCATATGCGGCAGTTGTACCTTCCATAATAGCCTGTAATCCAGCACCGCTTTTAAACAAAGCCTTTCCAATATTTGAAGCAGAGTTAAGAGGAATACCAGCATTTCCATACTGCATATTATACAATGCTCTAGCACCTCTTTGGTAATTGTTGTAGGGAAGGCCAGACCTAGGGGCAGGCATATCAGCCGCCATAGTGCGACCTACAGACGGCGATGTAGCAGGGACATTTTCTTTAGTAGTTCCTTCAACAATTTCAGGAATCTTGCTGGCTGGAACAACAAACGACCTTGGAGCATCTGCCATTGTCATTTGGGTAAGGCCAAGAGTTTGTTCACCCTGTCCAGCAATTCTAAGCACCCTAGGATTGATTTCAAGTTTAGGAGTCAGTGCAGAATCAGCATATTGACCAAGGCCAAACGGACGAAGCCATTTACTTCTTGTAATATCTTTTGCTAATGCAAGTTGTTCTGCTTCAGCAACAGGAAGACCAACACCTTGAGAAGTAGCACCAGACATAGTGCCAACCAATGGTTTATTCAAGGTAACAGGTCTTACTCTGAATCCAGCATCTTTGGCTTTTGCAACTGCTTCGGCTTCAGCCTTAGCCGCATCCTGAACCATCGCCAAACTGGATTTAAGAGATTTATCCCAAGCCTTTTTGACACCAACGCCTACTGTAGCCACACCTGCTCCTCCAAGCAAATAGCCCCCTCTGCCTTCTTTAAATGCATCTTTTACAATATCAATTACAGAGGAATTGTCTCTTCCTTTCATTTTTTCCCTAGATTGTCCTAGGGCATAAGGTGAAAAGATTTCGTCAAGGTCAATAGGTTCAGCCATATTAGTTTTTTCTTAGTCCAGTTCTCCAAGCGTGTTGAAGGTTTTCACTAGGTGTACACGCTTCAAGGTTAGAAACCGCATTGTTGTGCTTATTGCCGTCAATGTGGTTAATTTGTAAATTAGAATTGGAATGTTCGTTCCAGTATATAAGTCCAAAAGTAATTGCAACAAGTTTATGTGCGTTTACATTAAACCTAAACTTATTGTTGTGCAACTTGAACTGAAGATACCCACTGTTGATTACAGTAGGCTTAACAAGCCGCTCAGGAAGCCTTCTGCCGTCACTTGTGGTCTTAGGGCAAGCCCTGAGCCTCCCTAGGCTTGAAATCTCGTACAAGCCCTTAAATTGCTCAATTGGTACTGGCTTCCATTCTTCTTCCATAAAGTGGGGCCGCAGGTCGGACTTGAACCGACAACCTACAGTTTACAAAACTGTTGCACAACCATTGTGCTACTGTGGCTTACTGGTAATCAATATCTTCGTTTGGAGTAATGACAGAACTTTCAAGATTAAACCCTTGTTGTGCTAGTTCTTTACGAAGCACTTCTTTTTGCATTTCTTCGAACATTCTTTTGTTTTGCATTTCGTTGTACTTTCCAAACATCATTTGAAGAGTAGGGTCTACTTGGTATCTAATTGCCGATTTTTTAGCCCTTTCAATATCCATATCCAGTTCTCCATCTTTGTTCAACTCTTGCATCCTAGCAAGGTCTGCCTCGGTATACGGAATTCCTCCCATCGTAAACACTCTCTTAAACTCAGGCACTTCAGGCATCGGCAACGGAGAAGAACCAGCCATAGAGATAGGCAAAGCACCTCCCTGATACAGGAGACTCAGTTGACCAGTCTTAGGGTCACGAGGGCCAATTGTATAGCCGTTATTGATGGTCTGGCCTTCCTTGTACCAACGACCATCCATCGAGTACATAGCAGGGTCAGCATTGTTAGCGGCTGTATAGCCACGCCATTGAGGCAAAGGAGGAAGATTAAAAGGTTGAGCCATTGTTATCTGTGCGTTGCGAAGCAACGCATCGGGTCAATTTTTTCAAGCCAGATAAAGTCTAGAGGGTCTGTGGACTCCTCTTCGTCTTCATCATCTGGCTCATTTAGCATCTACAGGGCTTCTTTTTGCACTCCTTGCACTCTTTCTTCTTCGATTCGGACTTTTCGTGCTTCATACCTTCGCTTTCAGAGCCATCATCGGCCTCCATCTTGCTGTACTTAGGAATATCAAGAGCCTCGTGCATAGCATCGGGCTGTTTAAACTTAGGCTTGTTAGGCTTGCTTGGCTTTTTCATAGGATTTAAATGCGGATTTGCGAATGGTGTGACGATTGTTCTTGGTGTCAACTTCAACATACGAGTTCTTCGGAAGAGTTTTATTGTTACGACAATTAACTAGAAGCATAAACCCAGAGTCGTGTTCGACCATAACTGTGTTGAAGTTTTTGTAGCCATTTCTAACAATACGGCCTACCCACTTAGAGTTATTTACCGATTTAGCAAACTCTTCCTTGGACATAACCCTATTTTCCTCCATAGGAGTCGGAGTTTCCATTTCTTTCTTAACTCTGAAGTACTCAGTCAGATACATAACGCCAACATCAGTCCACCAAATGGTCTGGAGATGCTTAGGCTTCTTGGATTCCTCACGAAACCAGAGCCGCATACCCTCAAACTCGATGGCATCGTGGCGAACCGCCTTCAAATCGGACTTCAGCCAGCCATTCTTCGCAATCAGGTCGCTTTCTTTGATGTTCATTCCCTCAGATTACTCAATGAATGCTTATGTCAACCCTATTGTATCGATGTACTATTCTATGAGACTATTCTATATGTAGGAAATCCATAGCACCCCCCCTAGGAAATACACTTCACCCCCCTATGAAATACATTTCCCCCTACCCAAAACGCTAAACTAACAGATAACGCTTGACATACATAACCCACTATCCCCCTAATAACCCCCTTCCTACACAGACTTATATGTCTTTTGCAAATATAATGTGTGTGTTGTAATCCGTAAAGGAGGGTGGACAAAAAGTGAGGAGAACCCCCGCCCCCCACCTGAGTGGAGAGCGAGAGTTCTTTCTCACAATGCCGTGACTGTATCAACGCATCACTTACTGTCTAAGCAACGCATCACAATCAGCAGCAATGCCAGTGCGATAACACTCACTTGGAAATGTGAGCGGCGAAGAGCGGAGCGAATGATTTGAGATTCACGGCACGCTTCATCTGAGCCGATGCAATCGCCATCAGTTTCTTGTCGTTAACGCTGAGCGACTTCACCTTGCCGCAGGTGACTCCGACTTCGCCCTTGAATGCGTGGCCTTCATCAGCGTCCTTCGCATCGGCTTTCGCTTTGGCCGCAGTGGCGATGACGCTTGCGAGCAGTGACTCGCTCACCATCAGCCACGCCTTCGCTTCATCAAGCGTGGGCTTGATGATGTGCTTCACCTTGCCGCCCTTCGTCTTCTCCTTCACCTTCGACTTCACCGCGATAGCGGCGAGCGAGTTGATGGTGGTGATGAACGCCTGAGCGTTGAGCGTTTCGATTTGCTTCTTGGTTTTCTGTTTCATATGCGTGTCGTTACTGTCACCGCACTTGTTGTTGGTTCGTGCGGGTACTCGCTCGTGCGTCAGTGCCGTAGCGGGTACACATTCATTATATCCGATGATTGTTGTCGAGAAAGTGAAAGTGGATAGCAGAGTGTTTGATGTTCTGCTACCCACTGCTTGTGTGCTTAGTAAAACCTGATGGCACGCAAGATTTTTGCCTTAATTGAAACTCACTTGCGTGAGATTCGAATCATAGCGATAAGCCACAGCGTAACTACTGCGACCTCTACTGCGTTAGGCATTCTTCTTATGATAGAGATACCTGCTACGCATATAGATGGACATACAAGGCTTGCAGTATGATGACAGGTACTTGGTCTTAGTGCTAAGAAGATGGAACGATTCGTTCTTCTTAGTCTTGCGACACATAGCACAGCATCTGTACCCAGCCTTGGCTCTTGGCTTGCGAGGGAATACGCTCACGACTCGGTGTTCTTATGTGTGCTGAATGGCACACGCTTGGACAATCGAGCGATTACTTCCTTCACATCGGAATCGAAACGCCTGTTGTTAGCGTTAATCCAACACTTCTGGAAGTATGCGTCCCACTGCGTTCTCGTCTTGTGAGAAACATTGGTGGTAAGTCCCCAGTAAGTTACCACATCAGCGAGTGAGTGGCGGTAACCAATGGTGACACCATCAACAACTTCCCAATAGTGAGCGTGATGAGCCATCATATCGAGCAGTGCGATACGCCTCGCACACTCAATAAGTTTGGCATCGGTCATCTCACCATCGATGTCGAACTGCAATCCCATCTGGTAGAACACAAACGACTGAGCACGAGGAAGCCAATGGAGCGAACCATCGGCTTGCGTGTACTCAATCAACTTGCGGTCAATGCCCTCAGCGAATTCGAAGTTGAGGCTCACGAGTGCGTGTATCCGTCTGCTTCGATGCCGAAGAACATCTTCGCACCAGTGTTAGGGCCAGAGACAGCAATCATAATGCACTCCTCTGCGGGAAGTTTGACGATGGATGAGTAGTCCAATACCCAGCCACGATTCACCAACTTGATTAGTGCTTCCAACTGTGCGTTGGTCAGCGTCACTGCGTTAATCGTAATCATAATGATAGGTGGGACTCACCACCTTGCGATGATGAGTCCCTGCGTTATCAGTTGCTACGAACCTCGTCAGGAGAGGCGATGAGGTTGATGAACTCATCGTGACTCGTGGTGGCGTGGTGCAGTGCGTGGAGAACCTGAGACGAAGTGCGGTTCGTCATCTCGTACTTCTGCTCGCTGAACTGGTGGGTGAGCACCTGCGTGTGAGCGTTGTACAAGTTCCACAAGTTACGAGCCTTGTCGGCATCGTAATTAGGAACAGACCACACATCGTGGACACGCTTGCGAACAGATGCACCAAGGTAACCTCGGTTCACCATATTCTCGATAGCGTTCCAACCCTGCTGTTGCGTGAGCGGGATGTTGGCTAGGTTCTGCCAGACAGTGCGAAGCGAAGACCATTCGCTCATCGCCTGAATCACGACATCGTTGACAAACTCGTAGTTCACATTGGAAGTGTGACGCACAGAGAACATCATATCCTCACGGAAGGATGTCATACCATTCGTGCAGACAAGTCGCAGAGCACCGACAGAAATCGAAGAGCGGCTAGTGCCGTCAAACGAGTTCTTAGCGGTGATTCGCAACGCAACGATATCACCCTTGCGAGTGATGTCGGCCTTCTCAGTGGCGAAGTCGAACTGCATATGAGTGCGAGCACCACGGCGAGTCACGATGGACTGGAACGCAGTAGGCGACAGACCATTCTGTTCGAAGCCAGTGCGGATGGTGCGTTCGAACACATCGTTCTGAATGATGCCGTACTTATCGGAAGTCTTCCCGATGATGACACCATTGTCGCACCGCTGATTGCCCCAGCAATTCGCAGGAACGCCACTGGCCGTGTAGAGCGGCACAGAGCGAACGGAATAGTTGTGGGCGTTGGAACCCGAAGTAACCTTCGGGCTGTTGGCGTGATGCATTTCTACTTCACGCTCGTATTGCTGACGGATTAGAGACAGGTCAGCGGCTGTCTGGATGCTGTGTAGCATAGTTTTGGTTGTGTTTTTTGGTTTCGTGCTACTAGGCGTTGGAACCTGACGCAATCCCTTCGCTTTTCGCACAAATTGTTGGACGGAATAAATTACTCTGGGTTAAAGGGTAATGTGGTTGAGGAGAGCGTCTACCTCGTGTTCGGATTCGCAGTTGCCGTTGATGACGCTCATAATCCTGTTGGATACGCCAACATCGACCTTACGCCACGCTCGTGAAGCGGCGGCGATGTCGATGAAGATGTTTCCGCTACCGCTCAGCGATGCAGGAGGATAATCCTCACGCTGAATGGTTTCGGGAATCTCCAACATAGAGACGAGTTCTGCGAGCCGCTTTTCAGATACCTTGGACATATTACTTAGTCTCCTTGGTCTGTTCGTAAGCGGCGGCGAGGAACTCACCGAGGATAACCTTCACGCAATGACGAGTGTTCTCGTTGTACCAGTTGTCCCACTGCTCACCGAACTTGCTGGTCATCTGCTCACGGATAAGCGTATCGAGTTTGATTTCGATTTCGTCATCGATGCAGTTGCGGACATTTGCGTCCTCAGTCTCACGAGCCTCAGACAGCGTGGACTTGAAGTGAGCCTTGACTTCGTCTTTGAGCATCTGCGTGAACCAGTCACGCTTCAACTCGTTTACGACTTCATCGCTCAGGTCGCTACGCTTCATCACATCGTCATCGGACATCTGCTCCGACTGGAGCATCAGGTCATTGAGGTCGATATCGTCAGAGGTCAGCAACGAGTTGTCGCTGATAACATCAGACCAATCAATCTTGCCTACGACTTT